GACTACTTAGACAAAAAAGAAGATCATTTAGATATGCTTTTCTTTGGAAGACGAAGAGGCTGGCATCTAAATAAAATTAGTCTTGACAAATAAATAGATATCTGTTAGACTAGTTTTTTTATTAGAGGCGTATTATGGAAACTTACATATATTTTGGCATCTTCGTTCTTGCTAATTCATACTTTTGTTTTAAAGCAGGAGAGAAAGCAGGAAGATTTATGGGTATGATGTCTATTACCCAGTTTTTTCAAAGTAAAAGTGTTCTTAAAGATAAAAAAGAAATAGTAGGATTTAGAAATTGGCCAAAGGCAATACAAATACTTTATCTAGATCCTAGAGAAGAAATATTTAAAGACTAGACACACATGGCAAGAAAAAAACAAAGAAGTACATACTTATTAAAAGAACCTAATTGGAAGGAACTTTCTTTAATTACAGATCCTGATGAACGCAAAAAAGCAATTAGTAATGCAGAATATTTTGTGCATTATGAAATATCCACAAAACAAAAACAAGAGGCAATGATCAAATGGGTCAAACAGGAAAGTGGATGGACTAAAGAAGAAATTAAGTATGCAACATGCATAGACAAAGGTTATTTTTCTGCAATGGGAAAAACTGCCTGGGTAGCAAAAAAATTAGGTTATTGGCCTGACGGCACATTAGAATACATTAACGAAAAACAAAAACCTCAGTGGCTAGCACTTGGTAAGAAAGTATACGTTGAAAAGGTCGAAGAAAAAGAAAAGAAAAATGATACTAAAGTAATCAGTATTCAAGACCGTATGAAAGAACAAGTATCTCCATTATGTGGAACTTGGGAAGAGCAGTTAGATAATTTTGTTGATAACGAAGCATTTGATTTAAAAGTATTTGATCCTTACAATGATATGAGAGCATATCAACCTGCAATTAAACCTGCACATGCTAAAATTATTAAAGATAGTTATGACAGGGACCTTTTAGAAGCAAAACAAATATTAGCATGGGAAGACCCGGACTTAAAAGAAGCCTACAGTCACTTTAATTTAAAAATGCGTAAGGAATTTTATGCATTTTTTGAAAAGATTCAAATTGCATGTGATACTTTAATAGATACTGGTAAAGCAAAACGTAAGCCTAGAAAACCTAAGCCTATAGATCGTGATAAACTTGTTAAAAAATTAAAGTATCAAATAAATGATAGTGATTTAGGAATTGCAAGTATTAATCCAGTTGAAATTATAGATGCAACTGAACTATGGTTTTACAATACTAAATTAAGGAAGTTAGGAGTATATAGAAAATCAGACATGTCTACAGGTCTCACTTTGAAAGGCACAACTATTAAAGATTTCAATGAATCTACAAGTTTCCAAAAGACATTGCGTAAGCCTGCAGAACAAATTAAAGCCGTAAAAGGCTCTGCAAAGACTAGATTTAACACATATTTTGAAGAAATAAAGACTACACCAACAAAATTAACTGGCAGAATAAGTGATACTATTGTACTACTTAAAGTATTTTAATTGAAAATTAGATAAATAGTAGTATGCCAGTAGACCAAATAGGATATAATAACAGAGAAGAACTTGTAAACGAGTTACAAATACGTCTGGCAGACGGTATCGTAGACGTTGAATTAGATAGAGCACACTATGATGTTGCTATAGACAAGTCCCTTGCTTTATATAGACAACTTAGTGCAGGTGCTGTAGAAGAAAGTGCCCTATTTTTAACTACACAAGAAGGCGTAACTGAGTACACACTACCAGATGAAGTAATGGAAGTACGTAGATTATACAGAAAAGGCGTTGGTACTAACAGCGGAGGAGGAACAAACTTTGATCCTTTTGATGTTGCGTTCAATAATATGTACTTGCTACAAGCAGGGCAAATGGGTGGACTTGCAGTTTTTGATGCATTCAGCCAATACAAAGAAGTATTAGGCAGAATATTTGGAAGTGAATATAATTTTCTTTGGAATAGAAATACCAAGCAACTTAAAATTTTAAGAAATGTAAGACATGAAGAAGAAATTGCAGTAGGGATATATAATTTTATACCTGAAAGTCTTTTGTTAAAAGATATCTATGCCGCAAATTGGTTGGCCGCTTATGCATTAGCACAATCTAAAATGATGTTAGGTGAAGCAAGAAGTAAATATGCTTCAGGTCTTCCAGGGGCAGGCGGAACTATTCAATTGAATGGCGATGCATTGAAGCAAGAAGCGATATCAGAAATGGAAAAGGCAAGAGAAAGTATTTTCCAGAAAGAAGAAGGCAATGCTCCTCTAGGATTTGTAATAGGATAATGCTAATAGGAATAACCGGTTTTATAGGCAGTGGCAAAGATACAGTCGCTAATATGTTTGTAGAACGTGGTTGTGTTCATGACAGTTTTGCCTCCCCTTTGAAAGATTTATGTTCCAGCATTTTTGGTTGGGAAAGAACCATGCTGGAAGGTGATACAACAGAAAGCAGAGACTTCCGTGAAACACCTGATATGTTTTGGACTAAGAAACTAGGTGTCCCAAATTTTACTCCCAGACTAGCATTACAACTATTAGGTACAGAAGTACTTAGAAACCATTTCGATCAAGACATATGGCTTAACAGTTTGGAATACAGGATAAGAAAGCAAGTAGAAAATGCACCTTGTACAGTTATTAGTGATGCTAGGTTCAGAAATGAACTAGATTTAATTAAAAATATGGATGGAGTTGTTATTTGGGTACAACGTGGAGAGCTACCTGAATGGTTTGAAACAGCAAAAACGGCACACGAAAACGTTGTTAGCAGAAAAATAATGCAAACAAAATACAAAGACGTACACGAAAGTGAATGGAATTGGGCAGGCTACCCAGTTGATTACATTATAGAGAATAATGGAACCCTTGAAGACTTAGCCAAGCAAGTAGAAAACATTAGAAATTGGAAAACAGGCGAATTTAAACAACCTCTTAAACTAGTATAATACCACATAATACCTAGTAATTCCTTAAATACAGTAAAATACAATATTATGATAAATATATGTAAGAAAATTTCTTAAGGAGAATATATTATGGCAACTTTAGTAAGTCCTGGTGTAAGTGTAACAACTACAGACGAAAGTTTTTACGCCCCCGCTGGTGCCGGTTCAGTTCCTTTGATTGTTATTGCAACAGCACAGGATAAAACAGCACCTGACGGTAGTGGTACAGCCGCTTTCACAACATCAGCAAACGCAAACAAACTCAAATTGATTACAAGTCAAAGAGAGTTATTACAGAATTACGGTAATCCAACATTTAAAACAAGTGGTTCTACACCTTTACATGGTGATGAGCAAAATGAATATGGTTTACTTTCAGCCTATAGTTTCTTGGGCATAGCCAATAGAGCATACGTTTTAAGAGCAGATGTAGATTTAGGTGATTTATCATCAAGTGCAACAGCACCTACAAATAATCCTGCAAACGGTTCATATTGGTTAGATACTGCTTCAACTAGTTGGGGTGTATACGAAAGAAGTTCAAGTGCATGGGTAAAACAAACAATTAAACAAACAACAGCATCTGATATAGATAGTGATAATGTTACACCAAAAACAAGTTTTGGACAAAACGGCGAATATTGTGTCGTTTATCTAACTCCAACAGGTGCCACACAACCTAAAATTAGTTTCTTCCAGAAATTAAGTGGAGTGTGGAGAAACATTGGTTCATCAGGATGGTCAAGTGCAGTAAGTGGATCAGCAGGAGACTTCCAATTTGCAAGTCACTTATCAATCCCTACAACTAAATCAGGCGGCGGAGCTCTAACAGACGGTGATGTTCATATTAGAAACACATCAGCAAATAACGGTTCAAGTCTTGCAGTAAAATTGTATAGTTCAACAACTAGCCAATTTACAACAGAATCAATTGTTATAGACTCTAAGTCAGATTCAGTTTATACGAATACTTATAGTTCACCAAAAGTTGGTGATTTATGGGCTAATACCGAAGGCGAAGATGGGATAGCAAGTATAACATTACAAAGACATAACGGCGACTCTACTTTAACAGTAGCAAGTTCAACAGCATTGTCTGGAACACAAGATGTTTCAACCCATACTAGTAAAGTAAGTTTTAATCTTACAATTAATGAAGGAACAACAATTCCAGTTACTTTCTCAACAGGTGGCGCAACAGCAACAGTGGATAATTTAGTAACTGATATTCAAACAGCATTGTCTGGTGCGAATGCTGTTACAACATTTGCTAATACTGTAACAGCATCTAATGACGGTGGTAAAATTACTTTTACAACCAGTACAGGTAAAGATATAAAAATAGCAGATGGTAACGTTTCAGGATATGGTTCAGCAGATCTTAACATTACTGCAGGAACTTACAGTAACTTTAAAAATCTAAGTTTCACATCAAGTGCAACAACACTTACAGGTGCGGCTACAGAAGGCGATCTATGGTATGACAATAATGTTTCTAATACAAATATAGATATGTTATATCAAAATGCTGGAACATGGGCAACTTATACAGGTGATGTACAGTTTGCCGCAAGTGCGCCAACAGTACAAAGCGATGGCTCAACATCATTATCAACTAATGATATATGGATTGACAGCAGTGACTTAGAAAACTTTCCTGTTATATACAAAAGATCATCAGCAAGTGCTTGGGTATTAGTAGATAATACAGACCAAGTTACTGAAGACGGAATTTTGTTTGCAGACTTTAGATCAAGTAGTGTGGCAAGTTTATTATCAACAGAAAACGGACTTCCTAATGCGGCATTATACCCAAGTGGTATGTTAGCATGGAACAAGATGGCTTCAGTTGGTAACGTAAGTAAGTATGATGCAACAAATAGTTTATGGAAAGATCATTCAGGTAATAAGACTGATGGTTCACCATATATGATGCGTAAGGCTCAAAGACAAGTTATTGTTACAGCATTACAAAGCTCTATTACAGCAAGTACAGAAATCAGAAATGAAACAAATAGATTTAATCTAGTTGCATGTCCTGGTTACGCAGAACTTTTAGATGAGATGATTACTTTAAGTACTGATAGAAAAAATACTGCATTCGTAGTTGGTGATGCACCACTAAGATTAGCGGCTGATTCTACTAGTACGGCGGCATGGGCAAATAATACAAACATTGCGTCGGTAAACGGCGAAGATGGACTTGTTTCAAGTTCACCATATGCGGCTGTATACTACCCACATGGATTAGCAACCAACTTAGACGGCACAAATGTTATGGTTCCAGCAAGTTATATGGCTTTACGAACTATTGCATTTAACGACCAAGTGGCTTTCCCATGGTTTGCACCAGCAGGATTCCAAAGAGGACTAGTTAATAATGTTTCTAGTGTTGGGTATTTAGATTCAACAACTAGCGAGTTTGAAGCAGTATCTCTTAGCGAAGGCCAAAGAGATAGTCTATATAATAACAAGGTTAATCCAATTGGGAATTTCCCAGGAAGAGGAATCGCGGTATTTGGACAGAAAACTCTTAATCCATCAGCAAGTGCTTTAGACAGAGTTAATGTTGCACGTCTAGTAGTTTACATAAGAGAAAGACTTGATGATATCGTTAAGCCATTCTTGTTTGAACCAAATGACGAAGTAACAAGAGCAAATGCTAAAACAGTAGTAGATAGATTCCTTGGACAATTAGTTGCACAAAGAGGTTTATTTGACTTTATCACAGTTTGTGATACTACAAATAATACAGCGGCTAGAATAGATAACAATCAATTGTATATAGATGTAGCGATACAACCTGTTAAAGCAGTTGAATTTATTTATATTCCAATTAGAATCCAAAATACATTGGGCTCAACAGCATAAGTATAACAACTTAAACATTAAAAGGGCGGTTTTACTGCCCTTTTTTATGTCATAATTAAAACTAGAGTTAATTAAATTGACCCAAAGATGATAAATATTCGTATAATTAGTTCATAAAGAACAATGGAGTAAAAAAATGGCAACATCATCAGCAACAACAGAAACAAAAAGTAAGTTTGGTGTACCTACAGGAACTGGTACTTCTGGCATTCTAATGCCTAAATTAAAGTATAGATTCCGTGTAAGTTTTCTAAACAACTTTGGTGGTTCAACTAATACTGTTTCACTAACACAGAATGTTCAAAGTGTTGTAAGACCTAAAATAAATTATGAGGAAGTAGTTATTGATAGTTACAACTCAAGAACTTATTTACAAGGTAAACATACTTGGGACCCAATTAGTGTTACAATTAGGGATGATATACAGAATAAGGTTGCAAAGTTAGTAGGTGCACAGGTACAAAGACAACTTAACCATTTTCAACAAACAACACCAGCCGCAGGTTCCGACTATAAATTTGATATGCAAATTGAAGTATTAGACGGTGTAAATGCAGGTGCTAGTGAAGTTTGGTTCCTAGAAGGGTGTTTCTTAACACAATCAGATTACAGTGAAGCAGACTATAGTTCTAACGATCAACAGACTGTTACCATGATGATACGTTATGATAATGCTACACACTTCCAAGGCGATAATGATGTTAATGGAAGAGTTGAAGCGGGTAATCCGTTCCCTGATGATAATACACTGGCAGATAACAGCAACGTTCTAGTATAATAACGGAGTACTCTAGTGAAATATACACGTTTTACTGGTAAAAATACAGTAAACAATTTTTATGCTAGAGACTTTAGGAATAACTACAGGTTCAGACCAGAAGTTAATCCTCCTAGACAGCAGTTTCAAGGATATGTAAATTTCATATTCAACAGAAATGTATTACAGTTATTAGGTAATGAGAATCTAACATTTAAAACAAGTATGAGCAGTTTAATAAGGACTGCTCAACTTCCTGCCGTAGAATTTAAAATAGTAGAAAAAAATAATTTTAATAAGAAAAGAAATGTCACAACAGGAGTTGAATATCAACCTGTTGAAATGACTGTTTTTGATACTGTGAATAATGAATGGCTTACTGTTTTAATGAAGTATTTTTCATACTTGCATATGGATCCAAGAAATAAAAATTCATTCGGCGATAGAGATGTATCTTTTTATACACCTATGACAGAAGAATTATCAGGAAGCAGTTTTGGTGCTGGTAGTAATTTTAATAGTAACGAAGCAGGAATAAACCTACAAGTAGATCAAAACTTTTTTGAACGTATAGACTATATCTTATATGCTGGTGGTAAAGGTGTACAATACAGTTTAACAAAGCCAATGATTAAATCTTTTGCACCAAAATCTATTGATTATTCTTCTAGTGATTTTATGGAATTTCAAATGCAACTTGTTTATGAAAACTTTACTGTATTTGATATTGTTAATTTTGATTTAGGAGAAGTAGATTTAGATAGGTTTGAGGATATAGGCGACTTTACTATCCCAGGTGAAGAAAACTTAAAACCAATATCTTTAGAAAATGAAACAGATTTTGCATTCCTTGGAAATAAATCAGGTAATAGTATACCAGGAATAGGCACAAGGCCAAGAACAGCACAGCCTTTACAAAGTCCTAGTGATCCATTAGGTGATCTTCTAGACGACACTTTTGGAGATGATGGATTAGGCGGATTTGTAGGTGGTGCTATAGGTGATGCTTTAGATAATGTTGTAGCAGTAAAACCAACATATGGAGATTGGAAACAAAAAATTGAAAATGATCTCTTAGACGGTGTTGTTAGTGGACTCGCAGATGTATTTACAAGACCATCTAAAGACAATGGGGATAGTTAATGAGTACATCTCTATACGAAACATTTGGTAGTGAAATAAATTATAAATTTACTGCAGGCAAATTAGAAGCATATTTAGAAAATGCAAGTGTAAAATTCCCCTTACCAGAAGCAAGTTCAGAGATTCTTGCTGACTTGGCCAAGGTGAAAGAACTTGCTATAGATCCTCAAAAATTAGATGTTATAAAAACAAAATTAGTTGCTATAGGTTTTGGTAAATCAAATGCTAATGCAATGGCTAAGGTTTTAATACAAATAGCAAAGGTACAAGAAATAGATCCTACTGCTTATTTTGATATGAATGCAGATACATTAAAATTAAGTGTAGATGCCTTTGAAGCCATGAATGCTGTGAGACCTGCAGGTAATAAGGTTGATATTAAAAATTCAATAGATAATTCAAGAAGTAAAGTCGCAACACTTATCAAGGCCTAACATGGGCAAATTCGCAACAGGAAAGTACGAAGTCGTTAATACAGGTAAACTTGTAGGCGGAAGGAATCCTACTTATAGAAGTAGTTGGGAACTGGCATTCATGCGTATGTGTGATAGTCATCCTAATATTACTAAGTGGGCAAGTGAAAATGTAAAGATTCCTTATAGAAATCCTACTACAGGCCATTACAGTAATTATGTTCCAGACTTTATGATTCAATATACAGACAAAGATGGCAAACAACATGTTGAATTAATAGAAATAAAACCTCGTAACCAAACAACAATGGAAAGTGCAAGATCACAAGGTCAAAAAATACAAACAATTATAAATGCCGCTAAGTGGACAGCGGCACAAGAGTGGTGCAAACGTAAAGGAATACGTTTTAAAGTTATCAACGAAGATCAAATATTTTCAAATAAAAAACCACGTAAGGCGAAAAAACGCATCTCTAAACCTAGAGTTAAATAAATACTGGTATGACTAAAAAACTAGAAGAAGAATTTAATTTACCTCCTATAGAGGAAGTAACATCAACTAACATAGAACCTACTGTAGAAGAAACACAGGAAGTCATAGAGGAAGTTCAAGGTGCATTAAGTATTAGTGAAAAGATTAATTTAGCATTTAAAGAAGTTAAAGGATTAGAAAGTCACGAAGTTGAAATGAATGACATAGCCAAAAAGGCTATTGATAGTTATGAACAACTTATGAATCTAGGTATGAATGTCAGTGACATGGCGGCAGGTAAAGTATTTGCAGAAGCAAGTAATATGTTAAAAATTGCCTTAGATGCCAGTGATGCAAAGACAAAGGCTAAGTTACAGCAAATAGATTTAATGCTTAAAAAGGCAAGAATAGATAAATTTGATAATAAAGGTTCAGAAGCAGAGTCAGTTCAAGCAACAGTATTTGATAGAAACGAACTACTAAAAATTATTAATACTAAAGACTCATCCCCAGAGTAATTTAGTTTCCGGAAAACGTTCATTGCAAAAACTATATGTTTCTTTATATAGTTCTTTTAATATAAGGTTTAAATCATGAGTTAAATCTACATCTTTATTTGATGTTAATCTAGGTTTTCTTTTTAAATAAGTGTCTTGATATTCCATACCTATAAAATTACAAAATCTTAAGAATTCTTTTTCTGTAAAGAAGGTTTCATATAATCCATAAAAAACATTTTCAGGCTCAAAAACATCTTCTATGTTTTTTATAGTCTTTTCGTAATTTTGTCGCTCAAATATATGTTTGTGTTTTGATTCAATCATAATCCAAGATTCTAAACTTGTAATACCCTTTTGTTCATATACACTTCTTCCTCTACTTATTAATCTTTGAACTGGGTCTCTCATTACAAAGATTACTTTTAAATGGTATCCTGCACCTTCTATTATATCTTTTGCTTCTTGTAACTGTTTTTTATTGCATAGACCGTATATAGGAGTTATATCACCTGTAATATGTTCTTCCCCGTCTAAAAGATTATCAAAATAATGTATATAATCTTCATTATTCCATTTGTGCTTATCTTTTTTGTACCAATAATGATGTTCTTTCTTATTACCCATGTTTGCTTCTGGTATGTGTTTCAACAAATCCCAAATCCAAGTTGTGCCTGATCGCTGAACACCTAAACTTAAAATAAAAGTTTTCATTAATTAGGTCTTACCCATACGCCATTTCTATATACAGCAACTTCACCTTTATTGCAAAGTGTGTATTCGCCTTCTACAGGCAGTTGCGGTTCTCTTACTTTTATATTTTCCATACCTTTATTTATAACCATTGTTTTTTCTTAAGGGATTTTATAAAAAATGATAAATAAGTATATCAACGGAGTTAAAGTATGAAATTAAAAAATTATATAGCAGAATCATTTAAAAAAGAATATGCTTATAGAGTCAAACTTGCACACGATTGTGGTGCAGATCAAATGGATATGATAGAAAAATGTTTAGCAAAATACAATTTTGTTAGTGCATCTCCATTTAAAAGGTCTCCGATTCAAGAGAATCCAGTAGAGTTTCAAAGAGCAAAAAATGCCAACTTTACATCAGAAGTATGCAGTACAGACATTGTATTGAAATATCCAGTTAACGAAAGAATTTTAGAAGTATGGTTAGCAGTAAACTTAGGTATGGATCATGAAAGAGTACTATGTTACGGTGTAAAAGAACCAAGACGGGTAGAAGCAGATATTCAAGCAGAAAGACTTGCTAACGATGAAGACAGACAAGTAAGTGAAGAAGATGCTTTACTAAATGATGAAAATATGGAACACTATGAAGCTCAACAAGATGAAATGGATGTCAAAGATTTCGGATTTGGTGAAGAATTTAACGAAGCATTTTTGAAAGAACTCCAAAAAATTAAAGATGAAAAAGGCGCAGATTATTTCCGTAACTATCCTAGCAAGGACGAGTTAATGGGCGATAACCTAAGACCTATGTATGATGCAATTACTGGAATGCCTAATATGGGCAGAGGTGCAGAAAGTACAAAACAAGTTTCCGATATTGCACAACACGGTTCTAGAAGTAGGTAATGAAAATAAATCAGGTATTGAATGAGTATGAGTATAGTCCACAAGAGGAATCAAAGGCCTATGATCAGTACATGATTATTAAAAGAGAAAATCCTCTTTATGCAGAAGCATTTTGGAATATGTGGAGACAGACAGGAAATGTACAAGCCGCACTAATAAAAGCAGACAAAGAGTACGACAGAATAACTTCAGAATCTATAGAAGAAGATGATATCAATGAAGCAGTTTATTCAGTTATAGTAAATGGCCAGGAACAACGTTATAGAGAATTTAGAGATGCAGATGTTAGAATTTTTAAACATATCCATGGTCTAGAGCAAAGAACTAGTGACCAGTCTCTATTTAAATCACCACAAGGTAAAGTACATCCTAGTAAAATTATACTTAAACGAGATGGTGTTGAAGTACCGCACAAGTATACTGGTAAAGAAAAACAACCAATTACAGGTCCATTATTAAGAACCGGCCGCGATCCGTTAGATGAGGCAATGAGCGATGCATACGGTATTGTTAGTGCAGAGCCCGAAGTTGAAGGTTCAGTTGAATTCAAACAACACAAAAATACTGATAAAGGTTCAGTAAGTATTGAAGCATCTGGTGACAATATGCAGGAACTTGCAAAAGTATTAAAACTTGCAGGTCTTACATTACCAAAAGATATGTATAGTGATGAACAAGCATCAGCAGATGATGAAGAGCCAGAACAGGAAGACGTTTTACTATCACCTGATCATGAAGACGATAAAGAAGAATCACCTTGTGATAGTGCAGATACAGACGTATCTTACGAAACAGATAAAGAAATCTTAATTAATTATATCAAAGATAAACTTAAAAAAAGCATTTCTTAACATCATTACCACATAAATACTATTATGGCAAGAGGAACAGTAGATACCGGTCTGGTTAAGCAAGGCTATAGTAGAACAGCATATACTCCAGATACCCTAGAAGATTTTAAAAATTGTGCAGATCCTGTGAGCGGGCCTTTGTACTTTATGAATAATCATGTTAAAATACAACATCCTACTAAAGGCGGAATAGATTTCGATCCTTTTGCATACCAGTTAGATCTAATAGAAAATTATAATAATTTTAGATACAGTATTAATATGCTGGGTAGACAGATGGGTAAAACCACTGTAGCCGCAGGATACTTGCTGTGGTATGCAATGTTTAAACCTGATAGTACAATACTTGTAGCGGCACATAAGGCGGCAGGTGCATATGAAATTATGCAACGTATACGTTATGCATACGAAAGTGTACCTGATCATATAAGAGCAGGTGTTACAGAATATAATAAAGGTTCTATGGCATTTGATAATGGCAGTAGAATAGTAAGTGCAACGACTACAGAGAATACAGGTAGGGGTATGTCACTTACATTAGTATACCTAGACGAGTTTGCGTTCGTGCCTCCCAGAATTGCCAGTGAGTTTTGGACAGCACTATCTCCCACACTAGCAACAGGTGGTAAATGTATAATTACTTCCACACCAAATAGTGATGAAGACACCTTTGCTAATATATGGAACCAAGCAAATAAAATGTTTGATGAACATGGTAATGAGCAAGAAGTAGGCGTAAATGGATTTAAACCTTTACTAGCAAAATGGGACGAACATCCAGATAGAGATGCCAATTGGGCAATAGAAGAAAGAGGAAGAATAGGTACTGAACGTTTTAAACGTGAACACGAATGTGAATTTGTTATATATGATGAAACTCTTATAAACCAGTTAAAACTATTAGAACTGAAAGGCAAAGACCCGATTATGAAAATGGGTCATGTTCGTTGGTTTAAATATCCTAGTCCAGAGCATATCTATGTAGTTACACTAGACCCAAGTACAGGTACCGGTGGTGACAATGCCGCTATACAAATTGTAGAGCTACCGTCTATGATACAAGTAGGCGAATGGTGTCATAACAAAACACCTATAGAAGGGCAGATAAAGGTCATGTTAGAAATAATGCATTTTATAAAGGAACAAGGTGCTCATACTATATATTGGACTGTTGAAAACAATGCAATTGGAGAGGCCGCACTTGTGGTGATCAGAGATACAGGCGAAGATGCTTTTCCAGGAGACTTTTTACACGAGCCTAAAAGAATACAAGGTAAAACAGGTAGGCGTGGTTTCCATACAACGCACAAAGTTAAAGTAGAATCTTGCATCAATATGAAAAGACTCATAGAAAATGATAAACTTACTATTAATAGTAAAGCATGTTTGTCAGAATTTAAAAACTTTGTATCAAAAGGTAATAGTTTTGCGGCAAGGCCAGGTGATTCAGATGACTTGGTTATGAGTATGATGATTGCTGTAAGAGTAATAGATTATGTAAGTACGTTTGAAGATGAAGTATATGATGCAGTAAATAATAGTTTGGGAGTAGACTCTTTATATTCTACTGGTGGCGGCGACGATGATGATTACGATGATCCAATGCCAATTGGCATAATCTGATAAATACTTGTATGGCAACAAATTTTAAAGATATTTCAGAAAAAGTATTTAACCTATTAAAAGGACATGGGTTTGACCTTAAAACTTTTGATAAAAACGGTAAAATAGTTATAGACCCACAAGAGGGTACAAGATTTATATCAGACGAACCTAATATTTTAGTTAGAATAGATGATATGGAAAAGGAAATATCGTTGCAAACAAGTGAAGACTTTGCAGACCATAACCTAAGAAATTTATTAAAAGAACTAGCACAAGATAGTTTATTATCTTTTGACTTTAGAGTATTTGACAAGACGTTAAAACCTAAAGGAGAAGAAATAGATGTTGCTCGTAGACAAGAGATTGATATGAATGAAGAATTAAATACATTAAGACGCCTTTCAGGTTTAGATGAAGATACCAAAGACAAAGGTATGCCTACAAAATCACATGTTATGGATATGTGTAAAGATGGAATGTCCTTTTCAGAAATATGTAAAATGCACCCAGAAGCAGACAAGGACAAACTAAAAGATTTAGTAGATAAATGCAAAGAAGAAATTAAAGAATCTATCACTGAAACAGATCAAGCACTTAATGAAAATCCTTATCTTATAGGTGCAAGATTGCTAGGACAAGTTCTAAAACAAGGTGCAAAAAGACCTATTTTATCAACTATTGCTATTGACGCCGCAGATGACGGACAATTAGATACTACAGTAGGTGCTTTAAAATGGTTATCTAGCAAAGTAGGAAGTGCTTTCACTCCAGAGACATTAAAGAAAGCCGCTCCGGTTATTGCAAAATACGGATTACCAGCGGCAGGTGTAGTAGCCGCAATATACGGTGGCAAAAAATTAGCAGATTATGTTGCAGGTAAAAAAGACCAAGGCTTAACAGTATCACAAAATCAACAAACGGTAAATGCTAGTGTAGATTTAGAAGAAAAGAAAATAATAGATATTAAAACTAGTGTAGGGATTATGCCTGGCTATGAAGATCGTACACCTTTAAGTCAACAAGATTATTATAATTGGACTATGAAAAACGATAAAAGCCAACCTAAGCCAAATATTGTTAGTCAAAGACATGCAAATTATTTAATAGACTTCGAAGATTATGCACTAACTGAGGCAGGTGATAAACCTATAGTACCTTATAATAAAAGCACACAAAAAGATTTAGACGATAAAATGGCAGATGCAAAACCACCTTATAGTACGAGTACAGATACTTCAGATATAGATCCAAAAGAAACTCCATATGACAGGTATATGAGACATATGAAACCTGTTAGAAAAGCACAAAGCAGAGATAAAATGAAAGGTGAGGCAGTTACAGAAGCAAGTTTAGGTAAAATGACTGGTAGCAGAAAGTCCAGTTATCAACCTTTAGCAGACAATGTAAAAATTATTGTGAGACACAATAAAGACGTAAACGAAGAAGTACGTGGTGCTAGAAGCAGAAACATTCACAGTATATTAATACAACGTGGAGAAGAGAAATTTAAGATGGCAGAAAACAATCTGTCAGCCGCAAGAGCAATGGCAAGACATTTGCATAATGGCGGAGAAACTTTCGACGAAATAGGTGAGTCTATTACAGAGATGTCTAGAGAGTTTAAAAAATTAAAAGAATTTATAAACTATGTTAGAAAATCTGACTTAGTAAACGAAACAAATGAAGAATTCGTTACTATGGCAATAGAAAACATCGGTAATATTAAAACAAATTTAAAGAGATTAAGTGGTGTAAAAACTTATGCTAACGCAGTAGAATCAGTGTTAAATTATAATAATGTTGAAATACTAGAAGACGATTTAAATTTAGAAAGTAAGTTTACAGAAACACACTTTGATGACAAAGTGGCAAATGTAATGGATAGCCTAAAAGCAATGACGAGTAGAAAACAAAGTTTTGAGAGTAAAATTGTTAAAGCAATAGAATCAGAAACTTTTGCAAATGTTAAAAACTTACTTAAAGAAGATGATATAGTAGACTTTGATACACCTCACGGTAAACTTGGGTACCAAGTTAGTCAGTTAGGATATACAGCAAAAGACAATACGTTATCTAATTATTTACATGGCATTAGTAGTAAAATTAGTGCCGGTGGACAACTTAACCAATTTGAATATGGTACTATAAAAAGTTGTTTACTAAGTGCAGGTCAGCACAATGTACAAACTGCTCCTGTTGACGTCGAAGAGTCATACGAAGCATTTATTGACCAATTTGTAGAGTAATATACTGCTTTATAGATAAATAAATTTGTTGGTAAAATAATTTACCAATAGTTGTAAAAAGGTGTTGACTTTTTTACATCTTGGCATTATAATAAAAAACTAGTGATACCCTAAACACAGAAGGTATTACGAACATGGCAAATATAGGAGAAATATCATGGCCTCATTAGCAGAAATAAGAGCAAAGTTACAATCAATGGAAAGCAATTCCAAAGGTAACTCCCAAGCTCAAAGCGATAACGCAATATACCCATTTTGGAACATAGACGAAGGAAGTAGTACAGTACTACGATTCCTGCCTGACAGTGATCCAAACAACACGTTCTTTTGGGTAGAACGACAAATGATCAGACTTACATTCCCAGGAATAGTAGGTGGAGATCAAAAACCAACAACTGTACAAGTTCCTTGTATGGAAATGTTTGGTGAAACATGTCCGGTATTAACTGAGGTAAGACCTTGGTTTAAAGACCCATCTTTAGAAGATATGGGTAGAAAGTACTGGAAAAAAAGAAGTTACATCTTCCAAGGGTTTGTAAACGAAAATCCTTTAGATGAAACGGCTCCTGAGAATCCAATTAGAAGATTTGTAATTGGTCCTCAAATATTTAACATAATCAAATCAGCACTTATGGACCCAGAGATGGAAAACCTTCCAACAGACTATGTTGCAGGTACTGACTTTAGATTATCTAAAACAACCAAAGGTCAATATGCAGACTATTCTACAAGTAAATGGGCAAGAAAAGAATCTGCTCTTACTGAAGAAAATTTAGCGGCAATTGATACGCATGGTTTACATAACTTAAATGACTTCCTTCCTGCTAAACCAACAGCAGAAGGCGTTCAGGCTATAGCAGAAATGTTCCAAGCAAGTGTTGACGGAGAATTGTATGACCCAGAAAAATGGGGCAACTTTTTCAAACCCTATGGACTTGATACTGGAACAAAAACACAGGCAACTGTGGCTCCAGCTCAAACTGTACAAGCAACTACAACAGAGAGTGTGGCACCTGTAAGTGCTCCAGAACCTGTAGTAGCAGAAACAACTGCACCAGCAGTAGAAACAACTGCACCAGCACCAGCGGCTGAAACAGTTGCAACTGCACCAGCAGAAGATACTGGTAAGAAATCAGCAGATGATATTCTTAACATGATCAGAAACAGACAGTCGTAAGGAGAGATTATGCAAAAGCCATTTGACTTAACAAAGTTCAGAACCGGTTTAACCAAAAGCATATCTGGTATTAGTGCTGGGTTCCATGACCCAAAGGATTGGATCAGCACTGGTAATAAAACACTAGACTACCTAATAAGTGGGGACTTCAATGGAGGTATCCCACTAGGTAAAGTTAGTGTGTTTGCAGGTGAATCAGGATCTGGTAAATCA